AATAGAGCCCTTCAGCGAAATGGTGCTCTGTTTCAAGCTCTACCTGCGGCAACACGCTCATGGCCTGCTGTAAGCGCTCGATATCTCCCCGGGTTGGAATGACGGCGCTCATCGGGGAATAAAAGTCATCGTGGGAGGAGCGACGGGATAGGTCACAATGAGTTGATCTCCCTGAGAAAGGGGGAACATGCCCGCCGTCTGCCCTGTGATGTAAAAATTGGCCCCATCACGGCTGAACTGAATTTGTGTAGTCGAGCCACCATTCACGATGACCGTTCCACCAACGGGTGCCACGTATGTGAAAGGAGACGATCCAACCTTGATGGTCGAGATATTTCCGGTGGGAGTCCCGCTGAAGAGCCCTTGCCAGAATCGGAACCATCCCGAGGCGATCACGCTCTTCACGGTCAGGGGTTGGTTCACATCCGGCATACGGTTGAACTGGATCACCCGTTCTTCTCCTGCCGCTCACCGAATAACGTCGCGCCGATGATGTCGCGCGAGATCGGATCAGTCACATTCACCTCATATACGCGGTCCCGCGCTTCACCGAGCTGCATGACCATGGCTCGATCGCGTGTCTGTCCCGCCGCGCCGATCGGTGCCCAGATCTCGTTGCTCCAGGTCTGTCCCCCGTCATCGCTCCAACGGATCATGGCTTGCGGAGAGGAGCCCTGGCCGGTCTGGAGTCCGGTACCGGCCTTGAATTCAACCTGCATGGAGGATTGGAAGATGCGGTTGCGATCCTCTTTGCTCCAGATGTGCGGCGTGCGGCGCTGTCCCCGAAGCACATTCCCCGCATCCGTGTAAAAATTGCGGTCCTGTTGGTGGATTTGACCGGTCTGATAGTCCCCCCACAGGCGCAGGTTCGCGAAGTTGACGAAGCAATTGCCACGATGGCGGTGATAGGTGCCTGTGGCAGAGTCCCATGAGAGGCGTTGCCACCAACCCGCCTCTCCATTGGTGTCACTCCAGATTTTGAGATCGAAACACCACGTCACATCCGCTACTGGAAAGGTGAGGATGTACATCAGATGGCCACGATCCTCGTAGCAATCTCCCAGTGCATCGGACACCAAGTAATAGCTCGAGATCGCGTTCTCCACGCCATGATTAGAAACGGGCAGAATCGCGTATTGATTCGTCATGACGACGAGGTTCTGGCCCTGCTCGTTCTGACCGAGCCACATGAGATTTGGCCCAACCCGGGTGATGGAATGTTGCGCGGAACACCCCATTTGAGGCCCAACACCCGGAAGGCGGGAGAACGCAAAGCTCGTCCCACCTGAGTTGTACCAAACCTCGGTCGTGCGTTCCCCGACTAACCACAACTCCCGGTTATTCTCATGGAGTGTGACAAGGTTGTCGGTCGAGCTGTCCTTCAGAGCATAGAACGCGCCGGCGAAGGTGAGCGTGTAGGGAACCGGTGCGTTGGTATAGAAGGTTCGAGTGCCGGGCTGGTTGAAGATCAGCCATCCCTCGATGAAGGCGATCCGCGAGGCGCCTAAGAAGGCGGGATCGTTGATCTGCCCGAAGCGCGGAATGGAAAGCGTGAAGGTATCGCCCGTCTGATTCGATGTCGCGTTTGCATTCAGCGTGATGGTGTTCGCGGTGAAGCTGATTGACTGGATGGTCGTCGCAGGGATGGCTCCCAGACTGTCTGTCAGGGTCGCGGCATTGGACACGAGCAGATAGTTGGGCACCAACTGGCCGGCGCTGAAGCTGATCGTGGGCGTCCCGATCGTCAGGTTACCGGTGAAGGTCACCGTACCTGCACCGGCGATGCGGTAGAAATAGCCGAACGTTCCGTCCACCAGGACCGCATAGCCGCCCAGGCCGTTGAACAGCACGCCGTTGTCCCGGATCACGACCCGACCCGCATTGGTAAGTAGCGTCCCGACAGATTGGATGGAGAATTGCGCAATATTTGTCTGAGTGGCGGATGTGGTCACCGTGACCAGATAGCAGGTCGAGGACACCACAAAGAGCGCCGTGAGATTCCCCGGCAGCACCCAGGCGCCCCGCACTGCCCCGGTGATCGTACTGATGATCGGATTCAGCCCAGGAGCGGCGAGCAGCGCATAGGGCATCTTGGCTTTAGGGTTTTTGTCTAACTCCAGAAACCAGTTGATGCAGCGCTCGGCGTCCTGAAGCAACATCGGCGCTTCATAAGCCGGACCACAGAACCCGATGTCTGATCCGTCAAACATCAGGTGAAGCCTCCGTGAATAATCCACCCGGCATCATTCTGCTGACTCTTCACGATGTCGGAGTCATAGCGCAGCGTGACAATGGGAGAGGCATTCAAGCGCTTGATGAAGGCCCGCGCCTCAGCTGCCTGACGCTGCAATTGAGGAGTGACACTCTTGCCCCAAGAAGGGGCCAGCTCGAGAGCCACGAGTTTTTTCAATGCTCTGGAATAGCCCTGCGGCAACTTCACATCGACCGTGAGGCTGGTGAAATCCGATAGGATCAGATCCGTGAAGAGGTGCACTTCACCGGCGATCGACGGATTGGGATAGACCCAGAACGTTCCCAGGGGGAATGTCGGCTGATACGCGAGTACCAGGGGCCATGGGCCGGGATTGAACTTGAGCCCGAATTCGTTATAGCGCTCCAGACTCATGGTGCATTCAAACCAGTAGTCCAGATTGTTGTTTCCGGCCGCTGTGATCCGGGTATAGCCGGAATCGATGCGCAACGGTCGCGGAATGTTGATATTCCCCGGTGTGGTGTAAGTGAAGATCTCGGGGGTCGAGACGGTCTGGAGAGAATTGGCGCTCAGAGTGACCGTACCCGCGCCTGCATTGATGCTCAGCACGGTCGTATTAGCGGGAATCGCAGCCTGAATGTCTGTGATCGTGCCGCCCACGATCAACGTCGAGGGGACCGTCACGTTCGAGATGACCGGGGATCCACTGACGAGCGTACCGCTGAAGGTCCCTCCGACTGGATTACCGACCGTGTATTTGAACTGGTTCGGCGTCCAGGGAAAGATGTTCTCGACGGTGGTATAGATGAAGTCCTGATCGAGACTCAATGAGTCGATGAGATCGTTCAACTTGCGTAGTGCGACGACCGCGTTGGTAGCGGCCAACGCCTGACCTGGGGCCAGCGCGTTGATGTCGACCAACGCATCGATCAGGATTTCATTCGCAGTAGTCATCTAACCGAGATATTCCACGCGCAGATGCACCGCATATTGCATTGGCGTTGCACCCGATGAGGCGTAATTGGATGTCTGATACTGAATGTTCGTGCCACTTTTCGCGCTGATCACGATATCGGCGTTGCCAAAAGCCCCTGGAGCATTGGCTGTATTCGTCGGTGTCACATTGACGGAAGATAATGCGACACTGGTATCGTTATCAGTCCAGAGAATTACGACATTGGGTAAGGTGGATGAAGTAGTGGCCGCCTGTGTTACGACCGCGTAAGCATTCACTCGATAGAGGCCAGCACTCGGGACGGCATAGATCGTGGTCGCGCCAATGTTGGCGGCTTGTGTGACCACATCGGACGATGCATAGACCGTCTGCGCGGGCGGAATCTTGCCAGCGGCATTGAGTGTCGCAACGCCGTTGGGCTGCCCTTGTGACCCTGATGGAATACCGCTTAAAGCGCGCAGCGCCATGTCAGACCCCCTCGCCAGGTGTGACTTCAAAACCGGTGGCGGTGCTGGCAATCATCCAGGGCAGCAGGTTCGCGAAGGTCTCGACACTGCCGGGAAGCATGCCAATGGTATTGTTGGACGGAGTTCCCGCCGCGGGCGCTCCCACGCTAGTTACCGCGTTGGTCGCGCCATGTGTGAAATACTGCACGCTGGCACTGAGATTGCGCACGCGATATCCCGGATTGGTTACCGCATTCATCGGCGCAATCTGTCGCGCTGTGTTATCCACCAGGACCGTGGGTCCATTGGGGGCAAAACTGCCGTTGACCGCCATGATGCCCCCTATTGGATAGCAGTCATGGTCAGTCCCGGAGAGGGACGATTGACCTCAACTTGGAAAGATCCGGAAGGGTACGTCAGTGATCCCGCCGTAACATTGGAAAAGGCCAGCGTCAGTGTATTCGCCGCACTGACGCGTGCATTGACAATGTCCACTAACGATGAAAACGCACCATTGAAAGACACCTGAACCAAATCTCCCACGAGAAGACCTGGAACCGTGAATGATTGCTCGGCCGTTGTCGTCGCGCCTGTGGCGGCCGGAGTCAAAGACACGGTCAGAATGAACGTGCTTTGGATATTTCCAAATGCCAAAATTTGTGGACCCAGAGGCATGTCTTTCTCCTAAAAGGGGGGATCTTTCGACCCCCCCCTTTCGTGTTAGGTCAGATCGTAGCCGTAGAGGAAGATGTCGAGCGTGGAGTTGGCGAGAGCCGTCCCCACGTTGACATAGACACTCTGGGCGGTTTGCGCGACCGCTGTGACAGTCGTCGCAGTCACGATGGCCGAGTTGGCCGCCGAGTTGCTCGCCAGGGCCGCATTGGACTTGATCGCGGTGCCGCCTGCGGCCCCAGCCGTGAAGAGTCCCAATGCCAGAGTGGCAATGGAGCCCGCCACGCCACTCACCTGGCCGTTGGCCGTCACCATGTTGACTGGCAACCAGCTACCTGCATTGATGATCTGCATCACCGCCGCATCGCCTGTGCTGTTGCCGCTGACCCCGCGCGCGACACCCAGGAGGCGCAGCGCATTGGTGCCCAGCTCAACGGGTTTCTGCAGCGTATTGACCGGCGCCAGTTCCGCTGTGGTGTTGGGCGTGCTGGTAGTCGCAGGACCGGGATTGACTGAAGGCATGTGTGTTGCTCCTTATCCTGCGATCCGGATACCGAGCGTGCGGTACAGGCTCCCAGGCCCATACAACACATCGCAGCGCGTCGGTTCGGAGTCGTTGTTGATGGTGTACTGCGTGACGCAGCGGATGCTCATCCCCACGTCTTCGTCGTCGTAGGCTCGCGCGGCGAACTCCACGCCTCGAGGCAGTGGCAGATCCGCAAAGGCGAGCGCGAAGGCGTACTTGTGGAACACCAGACCCTGGGGGCTCGTCTGGTTGGCCGATCCCACACCGCCATTGACCGTGATCGCAGCACCCGAGGCCGGAGCCGCAGTCACGTTCTGGAACTGGCCGCCCGAGATGCAGCAGTCGCCGATGGTCAGGGTGAGCGTGCCGGTACCGGAGCTCGTGTACTGACCCGTGGCCGGATTGAACGTGCCGGCCGCCAGAGTCGCGGGAGCGTAGGTCAGTCCCGGAGCGGCCGCCCCGTTGGGCGGAATCGTGAAGCCACCCGGAGGCAGCACCACGAACTGCCGCAGTGTCTTGCCGTATTGCAAGCGGTTCTGCGGGTTCACCGGAAAGACACCGGCGAACTGGATCACATCACCCACGTTGATGACGGCGGTGCTGTTGGACCAGCCCTGAGTGCTCACGGTACCCGACTGCGCCCAGCCGTCCGTGAGGAAGGCCGTACCCGCAATCGGGGTGGTGAGAACAGGCGTGCCGCCCTGTG